GACGGAAGACTCACCGCGCTAGTGAGCACTCAATCACTATCCTTGACAGGACGACGATCGCTAATTGCCGCGGTTTGATTGTTTAAACAGAATTTTCTAAGGCTAAAAAGATGCTTGAGCGATCAAGCAGGTTTGATACGTGTGTTAGCGTATGTGTATCAAGCTGCCGTTGTTATAAAGACGCAACTCGAGGTACCGGACAACCGCCTCTGTAATGTTGTAACGCTATGTGCTATCAGAACTCAGATGAAGCCTTCTTTGCCCTGTGCGGGCAAAGTGTGACTATAGAATCTAGATGAAACTGTCTCGCTTCGCTCCTGAAAACAATAAGTTGATGAGCAGAGCGAAATCAACAGATGTACGCAGTACATCTTTAATCGTCTAAGTTAGTATCTGGCCAGTCTCTAAACAATGCATGTTGAATGTTTCCTGAAACAAACTGATTGAACGATTCGAGATCGCCTTTGAGTGGAGCAACACGTTTGAATGCACTATCCATTTGCCCCATGTCTTTGAACTCCATTATGATCATCCATTCAGGCATGTCTGCGATGCTACGGAACCCCATCTTGCAACGTGTAATTCTATAGGTTTCCATCCGGCCTTCTTCAACTAAGTGATCAAAGAAACTTTTCATTCCCGTGACCCAATCAATATCAGAGATGTCTCCTTCTTTGTCTGCCCAAATTGTGTATAAATCCATGTTTACTCCAGTGGTCCTAAGATTTCAAATCCGTCTATTTCGCTTTTGTACATGTGTGCTTGTTCAAGGTACAGGTACCGGAAACCTCGTAATTTGTATATGGCACACTCTGTTTTCATCGTTTCTATACCCAGTCTCAATTTGGGATTGTGGTACGTCCATGCAAACTGATCACACAGTGCATTGTGTTCGTCATAGCGGCGGATCAGTGAAAACGCTACCAGTCGGGCCTGGTCATAGTATCCAATCACATCTGTTGCAGGATCTAAATAACGTGCATCAAAAATAGGCATTACTGACGCAAACTTTTTGTACACGCAGTAATCACGATAGATAGCATTCAGCGCAGAGATGTCTGGCCGAGTTATGTACATCCATTCTATGTCTATGCTGTAGTTGGTTTTACTCAAATCAATTCTAGCAAACTGATAACTGCTCATCTTGGGTCCTGTCTGTGATTAAACAGCCCTGTGAGGTACTCTTCAGGCCAGGTGTGATAGAATCCTTTGGCACCCATTTGTTTTGCGGCTACATTTAACTTTGAAAGACTTTGCACTAATACTAGTGCATACTTGCCTTGATTCATTATCACACCATTGACATCTTCTACATCTGCGGGATGATCTTCTAGTGCAAGTATGTCACGACTCAACAAAAATTCCTGGTTGGCATCTTCTACGGCTGTGTGAAAACGTGCATAAGGCCAGTCTGCAGAATTGTAAGCATACACAATAACTTCGTATCGGCCCATGCCCCAACGTGCTCTATTGCGCAAGTCAAAGTACGGATCAGCACCAATCAGCACTTGTACAGTGTTGTTGAGTCTGGCTTGTCGTGCAAACGGACAAGGAGGCCAACCTCCCAGGCTGGGGTGCGGAACTTCCACAAAGTTTTCACTCCAGGCTAGTATATCAGCAGTAACAGTTTCGATGTCCATTAGAAGAAAGGCAAATTAGATTTTTTCGTAGTTTCCATGTTTTCCTTGGACAAGGCAGCAATGAGTTTGCGTTCCTGCATGCTCATGTTCATGACATCTTCGTACGTGGCACCGCCACGCAGGTACCAGGCCAATCTAAAACTTTCTGCTTTGATTTGCTCGGCCTCCTTGTCCAGGCTGTCGATGTATGCACCGATTTGTTCGTTGTCAGCGATTAGGAGGCGGAGTCGAAAAAACTTGTCATGTCCAAGTTTATCTCTTGTGGGTAATGGTGATTGCAAGCAGTACATTCAACGTCCAAGGGTTTGATTTGCCCCTGCTGTGTTAGATCAATCACATGATCACGTATTTGTTTGAACACATTGCGATCACAATGATTCAAAAATTCTTTGATCTGATCAGGATCGTTTACAACTGCACCAGGTACTTGTATGGCAGCAATGCTTTTACTGATCAAATTTATAGTGAGTTCTGTGATCTGCCGCAAAGACTCAGTTAAAAACTTGCTTCGCTCTTCTTCGGTGATGTCACTTGCGGTGACTTGCTGCAATACTTTTTGTTTTTCAAACTGTTCCAATGCACTTTTGTTTTGTTCTTCGTAGGTGGAAGGTTTGAATATAATTTGCAAATCGCCTTGATCCATGACTTTGGAATAATCAGGACTGCTCATGTGATCCAATAGTATTCGTAAATCCACTGAAAACTCATCTTCATTTTTGCACTCTGGGCAAGTGCTGGCAATGTCCATGGCATGTCCATAACTGGCAATGCGTATGGCAACCAGCAGAGCATTTAAATCTGTGTTGGGAATTTTCCCAGCATCTTTGATGGCCGGCACACAACTTTGTATCACGTTGATAACTGCTTGTCCGTTGAACAGTGCATCTGGTGTACGATAGTTGATCTCGTCAATGGCGGTCATTGGGTAAATTGGCAGTTCACCATTTTCTGGCATGACCAATGAGTTTGGTGCCCAGTGTTGACCACCGCTGGGCAATCTCAAATAAATTGCAGGCTGGCGAAAGAATTGGCGCAAAGGGTTGTTACTGGTTTGGGTCATATGAGTACCTATAAATATACCTATACTTATAGGCATAAAATCATGACCCCACAAGAAGAGAACATCCGATTACAACAACAAGTCAATGAAGAATTAAGGGTCTACAATGAGGCCCAGCGAAAAGCCACGGCAGAAACAGAAAAAGCCGCAGAAGTAGAAGCCAAAGTTGCAAATCTTACGGCCACAGGCCTCCAAATCATGGAGAAACTGTACAATGCCCAGTTGAAGTACACACTGGCCATGGCCAAAGGTCAAAAAGGTGCATCGCAATTCAATGACGGCATAGATGCCATGACCGAGGCCACGCAGATAGCAGCCGTGGCGCTGAGTTTGCTGGTTCCTGGTGGCGCACTGGTAAAAGGGGTGGTAGCGGGTCTTACTTTCCTGGGCACACAGGCCCTGAAAACTGCTGCCGAAATGCAAAAAGCAGCCAACGATCAAGCCGACGCCACATACAAAGCATTTCAAGCATTCAGCAAAGCCGGTGCCACTGGCGCTGATGGGTTAAAAGGATTCTTTGACGACGTAAATCGCATGCGCCTCAATGTGAATCAACTGGATTCCATGGCCACAGTGATTGGTAACAGTGCCAAAGACATGGCCTCCATGGGCGGCACAGTTAACAAAGCCCGCGGACAATTTGCAAATCTAGTGCAAGGCATGGGCGACTTTGAAACAGGCATGTTAAATCTGGGCATGAGCTACGACGATCAAGCCGAGGCTGCCATGGGTTACATGAAACTGCAAAACACCCTCAGCCAAGGGCAACAACGAGATTACGGCAAGTTGTCTGGGGGTATGAAAAAATACCTTGAAGAAACTGAAGCACTGGCCAGAGTCACTGGCCTAAATCGCAAAGAGCAGGAGGCTGCTCAAGAAAAAATGTTGTCCCAACAACGTTTTGGTGCTAAAATTCAAGAACTAAGAGATGAAGGAACTGCTGAGTCCAACAGGGCCGCTGATTTATTGATCGCTGGTCTGAAACGAGCTGCTGCTCAGGGAGACATGGCTGCACAGGCCTATGCTGACCAGACCACGGGCATGCTTACCAGTGATGCAGCCATCAAAGGCAATATGTCTACTCAGGGCAAACAACTGGAACAAATCAATGACATCCTTGAAGGTAGAATCACAAATGAAGACCAACTCAATGTGTCGCAACAAGAACTGTTGGCCACAACAAAAGAAGTTGGTAAAACATTTAATAAAACGTTTCAGGCAGGTGTTGGGGAAGATTTCTTGTTGCCTTTTGCTGAATTCCAGAAAACTGCCAAGTTAGCAAATCAAAATTTTGCTGAACAAATGGTGGATGCAACCGCAGAAGTTAAAAAATTAATCAACAGCACTGAAGAGGTAGATGAGCAATTAAAACGCTACAATGCCTTGATAAAAAGTCAAAATGATGAAATGCTGGGTCTGCAACGATCAATGAATGGTGCATTCAGTTCGGCAGGTGTTGGTGTACAAGGTTTTACTGAGATTCTTAACAAATGTGGCGAGATCATTGTACAGTTGACCAAAAAAGTATTTGAAACATTGGGACTGATAGATGCGGATAAAAAACGAGAGGCTGAACTTGGGGCAGAACGGGTACAGTCCGAAATGGCTGGTGCGTCTGGTGAAGTGGGTATGGCCATGGATCAAGGACAAACCACAATGTCCGTGGCCCCTGAAAGTGTAAAATCAACCAAAGAAATGGGCTTTTTTGATAAACTGTTAGTAGGCGAGGAAAATTTTAAAAAACGTCAGGCAGCTGAGGCAGCCGGACAAACACCAGCACAGGCTGCGGCAGCAACAGCAATGCCCGCCGGTAGAACAACCGCAAACATGATGCTATCCTCTACTGGCTTGGCTGGCTCAGCAGTAGTGGCATCTCAGTCGCCACCAGCAGCACCTGCATCAACAGCAAAAAGTGGTACTGCACCGGCAGCAGCACCGGCAGCCCCTGCATCAACAACATCATCATCGATGCCAACTGGTCAACCCAATGCCTTAAACATAGACAAGCTGTTGAATTACATTGGCCAGAAAGAAGCAAACGGCCAGTATGACATGCTGGTTGGAAGGAAACAGCACGGCCCACTAACATCAATGACCGTGGCCGAAGTGATGAAATTTCAAGACAACATGATAAGTGGTCGAGGACCAACTGGCAAACATGAATCAACTGCTGTGGGCAAGTATCAGATTATTCAAGAAACTTTGGCAGGGTTGATAAGAAATGGTATTATCAAACCTGGAGATATCTTTAATTCCAGCACACAAGATCGGGCTGCCATAGCACTGCTCAAAGAAAAAGGCATGGATGCTTATGTTAGCGGCAAAATGTCCAAAGAACAATTTGCTGACAGAGTAGCACGAGTATGGGCCAGTATGCCATTGGCATCAGGTCAAAGTCATGCTCAGGGTGTGGGCAGCAACAAGGCACTTGGAACTCGCGCAGAGTATCTGGCAGCCTTTGCACGTGATGGTGGCATATTTGACGGACCCAAATCTGGTTATGCAGCCACCTTGCACGGTCACGAAGCAGTGATTCCGCTCAAAGACGGTGCAGTACCAGTGAGCATGAGTCAGGAGTTCAACATGACTGCAACCAATTTAGGTGAGTTGGTCAATCAAATGCGAGGCAACATGGCCATGCAAGACCGTATGTTAGCAGTGCTGGAAGACATCAAACGTAGTCAAAGTACCATGGCCGACAACACCAGCAGAATGGCCGCAGTGGCCAGCAACTAACAATAAATAATAAACTATGGCAGATCCCAAACAACCCGGCTGGAAAAAGTATTTCAAGGTAGCAGACACCTCTGGTGTAATGAGTCCTATTTCGGGCAGGAACCAATTTGGCCTACCTGGCTATGCTAAAAATGACGGTTCAGATGCTGGCAACATGCCTGCTGACTTTGTGTTCCGCAACTATGCTAGCCGACTGCCGGAAGTTTATTCAGGACACCCCAATCGCATTGAACGCTACAATCAGTACGAGAACATGGACATGGACTCAGAGATCAATGCTTGCATGGACATCATTGCTGAGTTCAGCACACAGATGAATGAGCAAAACGGTACACCGTTTGAAGTTGATTATCGTGACAAGCCCACGGACAACGAAGTATCAATCATTAAAAAACAACTGCAACAGTGGATCAAACTCAACAAGTTGGACCAGCGTATTTTCAAACTGTTCCGTAACACCATCAAGTATGGTGATCAAGTGTTTGTGCGTGATCCAGAAACATTTGAAATGATGTGGGTGGACATGAGCAAAGTTGCCCGTGTTATTGTCAACGAGTCAGAAGGCAAACGTCCTGAGCAGTATGTGATCCGTGACATCAACCCCAATTTCCAAAACATGACTGTGGCAGCCAAGACTACCACAGACTACATGACCAACCCTGTGACAGGCACCATATCGGGCAACGCCAACTACACCATGCCCAATGGCGGCACTGGTGGCGGTGTGGGCAACAGTCGTTTCATGACTGCCATGAACGAAGTTTGCTTGGATGCCAAGCACGTGGTACACATCAGCCTGAACGAAGGCCTGGATGTGTTCTGGCCTTTTGGACGCAGTATCCTAGAACAGATCTACAAAGTATTCAAACAAAAAGAACTGTTGGAAGATGCTATCCTGATCTATCGTGTGAGCCGTGCTCCAGAGCGACGAATTTTCAAAATTGACGTGGGCAACATGCCGTCACATTTGGCCATGGCGTTTGTGGAACGAGTTAAAAATGAAATGCATCAGCGCAGAATCCCCACACAAACAGGTGGTGGCAACAGCATGATGGATGCCAGTTACAATCCACTCAGCATCAACGAAGATTAC